CAGGCATTGCGCCTTGAGCTTCTATGTATATATTAACACCAATCGAAGATTCACCGGGAGCATCGTCCTCATCAGAGATGAAATCATTGGCATGAAATTGAGTTTTAAGATTCATAATATAATCCTATTTATATGCTGTTGCTATCTTTGTTCATTGACATCTGATCAAGCACTCGCTGTTCTTCTTTCAAACGAGCAGCTTTGGCTGCAGGAGTTTCAATCTTCTTTGCGTTATGCTGATCGCGTTCTTCGTCAGTCATCTTGTTTGTCATATCAAGAATGATATTAAACAACCGATTGAACTCAGAAGAGTTAGGAAAGTAGCGTTGAACTGATGCGAAGCGATTTTCAGCCATAGTCAAATAATCAGAATTAGTCATTACAATCTCCATTTCTTATTATTCACTCTACAACAGTTTACACAATTTGTACACTAAAAAACGCATGCAGTTAAAAATAAATGGTGCCCTCGGTAGGATTCGAGCCTACAACCGTTTGATTCGTAATCAAGTGCTCTATCCAGTTGAGCTACGAGGGCATGGTACCCGATGACGGGATTGAACCGCCGACCTTATCCGTGTAAAGGATCTGCTCTACCGCTGAGCTAATCGGGCATTAAACTTGGTACTCCAAGAGGGACTCGAACCCCCACGCTTGCGCACTAGTTCCTAAGACTAGCGTGTCTACCATTCCACCATTGGAGCATGGTGCCTTCGGAGGGAGTCGAACCCCCGACACGTGGTACTTCAAACCACTGCTCTACCAACTGAGCTACAAAGGCGAGTGGCTTCCTAAGTGTGCCTTGATACATTACGTCCGGACGCTGTATCTTCCCAGATAGTTAGTTACTTTTCGAACAGTAACGCTATCACTTTCGCTATGTGGTTACCCACGGGGTTCAGCAAAGGAAGCCTAGATTGGTGGAGGATAGCGGGATCGAACCGCTCACCTTCTGCGTGCAAGGCAGACGCTCTACCGAATGAGCTAATCCCCCAATCTTTTTAAACACGATCTTAATATTCGAAATTTTATATATTTCTGCTAGCAATAATTCTTTGCCCTCGAATGCCGCTCTGTTTTCAGGCGTATCGGGCATAAACATTACACACTCTGCAGATTCGCTTCTCATATTCAGATCCTAACTTGGTGACACAGGATGGATTCGAACCATCGACTGATGGCGTATGAGACCATTGCTCTACCACTGAGCTACCGTGCCGTTATTCTGGTGCGGACGGAGAGAATCGAACTCTCAACTACTGGGTGGAAGCCAATCACGTTACCACTACGCCACGCCCGCTTTATTCTGCTACTCATTTATCAGACCCGCGAGTTGTGCGAAGTCACCTCTGACCCGAAGCATCAGTAGGAGGTTTAGTAGCTAACCTATTTAATATCTGGTGCCCCCACGACGACTCGAACGCCGGACCTGATGATTACAAATCAACTGCTCTACCAACTGAGCTATAAGGGCATTAAATGGTCGGGAATGTAGGACTCGAACCTACGACCTCCTGCTCCCAAAGCAGGCGCGCTACCAGACTGTGCTAATCCCCGTTAGTATACTATATATACAAATTGGATGCCCCTCTAGGATTCGAACCTAAATTGACGGAGTCAAAGTCCGCTCTCTTACCGTTAGAGGAAGGGGCATCAAACTTGGTGGGTGACTGTGGTTACGCTCCACTCCCTTTACGGATCGGTTTTACAGACCGACTGCCGAAACTATCGGCTTTAATCACCCCTATTCTATACACCCTATCGGTTAACCCCATTCTAGATTGCGGTAAGGAATCCGATATTCGCCAGCGTTCCCCGTCTGTTAGTCTGGCATAGGTCTCTCCGGTAGGTTCTAGAATACCGGATAATTCAAATTACTCAGCAGGAGCTGTCTCTGCAGCCGGTGCAGCTTCAGCAGCAGGAGCTTCAGATGTAGCTGGAGCAGCTTCAACAGTAACTTCTTCTACAGCTTGCTTAGGCTCTTCTGATGCACATGCTGCAGTAAGAGATACAACTGCTAATGCCATAAATGCTTTAATATTCATATTTACTTCCTTTGTTGTTAAAGTTGAAGGACTAACCATGGTCCTTCGCGTGCCTATTAGGTAGCAATCCCAACTGGTGGACCATGTAGGGCTCGAACCTACGACCTAAGGATTAAGAGTCCCGCGCTCTACCAACTGAGCTAATGGTCCATAAAATTAAAATTGGTACATTACCCAATAGTATGCTATTGCACCACTAGACCAAGTCACTTTACTGCCTCTGTACTTTTTGTTCGGTACGAGAGGGGACTCTGGCAATGGAAGTAAAATCCAATCTTCGTATTTCATACTATACTCTTTCAAAAACTGGTGGACGATCTGGGGCTCGAACCCAGGACCTACAGGTTAAAAGCCCGTTGCTCTACCTACTGAGCTAACCGTCCGTTAAACTTTAGCCGATATAAATCCGATACTCGTCGGAATCTACAGGCGCGCCGACCGTCCGACGTTCGATGTAGTAGCGGTCGATGAACCGATCACCGTCACGAGTATACACACCGTGGGCATTCCGTGCTTCATCTTCCGACGCATACACGCCAAGGAGCACCGAACCTTCGTAATCCCATTCACCTAATAATGCAAATATTTCCATAACAATTTCCTTTAGCTTATTATTCATACTACCAAAGATATGATAAAATGTACACTAAAAAACGCATCGAAGTAAAAATAAATGGTGGGGATAGTGAGGGTCGAACTCACACTGGAGGCATTTTAAGTGCCCTGTCTCTGCCATTGGACTATATCCCCTGGGGTGATCGACGGGTATCGAGCCCGCAACTCCGGATTCACAATCCAGCATGTATCCATTAACACCTCGACCACCATAAACTGTCATCAGACCCCGCCGATTGCACGGCACCTCACGACATCCACTACGCAGACACCGTCTAATCATGCCCTAGCGTTACCCTCAACTTGGAGTGGAACAGTCCCCGCTGCTCTGTATTACTGTTTGCTCGATGGGGTTACATGAGGTCGGCCTCATCTCTTTTCTATGCAAACAAACCACGTAATCTGGCGGAACGTCAGGGAGTCGAACCCTGTCAACCCATTACAGGTTGTACGCATTAGCAGTGCGTTGCATTACCGTCCTGCCCACGTTCCTAAATTGGTAGCCCCGAGGAGTTTCGATCTCCCTTCTCCTGGATGAAAACCAGACGTCCTAGCCACTAGACGACGGGGCCATAAACTGTTCTGATTGATTCGCTATGCTGGTTCAATCAGAAAAACCTCGATAGATCCTAGACCATAGGTAAAGGACTCAAAATGGAGCGGGCAAGCGGATTCGAACCGCCGACCACTTCGTTGGCAACGAAGAGCTCTACCACTGAGCTACACCCGCAAAAAATGGAGGAAGCGGTGGGATTCGAACCCACGGTACCCGCGAAGGTACGCTAGTTTTCAAGACTAGATCAATCGACCACTCTGACACGCTTCCAATTTGGTGCGTCTAGTAGGCTCCGACCCTACGACCTCACCCTTATCAGGGGTGTGCTCTACCAACTGAGCTATAGACGCGAACAACAATGAGAAAGAACAACTGGCGAAGGTGGGGGGAGTCGAACCCCCGCTTGCGGTTTTGGAGACCGCCGTGCTACCGTAACACTTCACCGACATAACTTGGCGATCTAGAAGGGACTTGAACCCTCGACCTCTCGCGTGACAGGCGAGTGCTCTAACCAACTGAGCTACTAGACCAATGAACTCTTATTTATACCCTTCTACACGATTCACGCTTAATTGTACATGTTTAATTTTAGTTTAAATGACGTACAGCGTGATCGGCAGCATGAGTAGCAGCAAAAGCAGAAGGCTTGATCTTAGCATCGAGGCCAAGAGAACCTTTCACCCAACCAAGGGCTTCCTTGACAGCAACACTCGACTTGTGCTTTGGATTTGGATTGATATCAAGGTGGATCTCCAAGTGGCGATCACCAATCACATCGATGATTTCAGTAGCAGTCGTGACAGCCATCTGGACCTCAGTCAGCAGACGCTGCTTCAGGTTACCATAGTCAGGCATATCAATCGATTCGTGGAACAGGCGACAGCCTTTCTTCGAATCCATGTGAACGATCACGACAGTGCTGTACTTCGCATACCATTGCTTATTCTTTCGAAAACGAATTGAGTCACAACCAATATAGATTGATGAACTCTGACTCGAATCTAAAATCGCCTTCTTTGCTTCTTCAATCATATTACGTACTCAAAAATGGAGTCACGGGCGGGATTCGAACCCGCGGCTTTCAGGTTTTGCAGACCTGTGCATTGGACCACTCTGCCACCGTGACATGGTACTCCCGAAGGGATTCGAACCCCTAACCTAGCCCTTATGAGGGGCCAGCTCTACCGTTGAGCTACAGGAGTATGGTGCGCCGTGCAGGACTCGAACCTGCTGCCTCAAGATTAGAAGTCTCGCGCTCTATCCAGATGAGCTAACGGCGCATTAACTTTAAGCTATTCGATTGATCCTATGTAGGAGTGCAGCAACCTTCGATAGCTCTTCAGAAACGTTTCGTTCCGACTCTTCGGACTTGACAAGCATGTCCTTATAACAGAACAAAGCGTTCTTAATCAGAGGCATGTCTGCTGGTGCAAACGTACCACCTTTCGCTTCATTTGGCATTACTTCGACTCCAATAACCAGTTGTTGGCAGTATCCATCCAATCGAGTGCTTCGACAGGAAGAGATTCGCCTCTACGTTTTGCGTTAAGAAGATCACAGAATGTATCTTCTACAGCCTTCGGATTTTCCATTGTAGGAAATGCAAACAATTCAACTTCCATATTCACCTCCGTAGTATACTATATATTCGATTTATCGCGCGGTGTAGTCATAAACAGTGAAATGAGTCGCATCGGCAATCAGACAATCTTGCATCGCGCGATGGTACGAGCGAGTATAAGTAGTCTTATCTGGGCGAGACATTTCGCGGCCGACAGAAACGGTGCGAGGGCCACGATAACGAATACGGATAGTCGTATCGGAGGCACGATAAGCGGCACGAACTTCTTCGAGTTTTTCGATCGGAATCCAATAAGCTAGAACAGGATAATAGCTATTGGCAAGGCCTTCGGCAGGCGCATTGTAAGTCGATTCAATTTGTTCGATGGTAAGAGTCATAATATATTCCTTTCAACTGATAATATCATCTTACACCGGTTTCTGATATTTGTACACCCTTAAATGAAAATATTTTCATAAACATGCCAAACAAAATCGCCTACCAATACCGTTGCGAGGTGATGCTCGTTGTTGTTATAGATCGTGTGGCCAGTACCGTAGACATTGAAATGGCGTTGAGTCATCGGTCGAGTAGGATCTTGTTCGACCCACATTTGAAGCTGACCGTACTGCTCGGCGACGTGAACAACTTCTGCTTCCAAAGGAAGCAAGATGCCGTTAAAACCAATAATTAGCGGATACTTATAGATAGTTCTCATTTTGTTTCCTTATAATGTAAGAGCCACTTGGCTCGATCAACAACCCACTTATCAAACGGTAAATGTGTACCAGTTGCACCAGACCAGTCAGCAAAAGCCTCGTCATAGAAGCCGATATCTTTCCTCTGCTTCTGTAACTCGACTAACTCGTCGGCCCATACTTGCCACTTATGGTCGTCGATAACATTCTCATCCAGCACGTAATACAGATAGGAATGTATCAGCATCTGAGTACGACGCTGCCTGATCTTCTCAGACAGAGTCTGTATCTCATTAACCATCGGATCTTCGATAGGCGCAAAGAAGTCGTCGAGAATGGCCATCATTCAGACAGCCACCGAGCGATTGAGCCATACTTGAGATTGAGTTCGTTCTCAAGAATTTCAAGACCGTAGAAATCGAACTGTTCCTTGCGGATACCTTCGGCTTCAGCAATGATTTCAATTGCACTCTCGCGAGTAGCATTTTTAACCAAGTACATCGTTGCTGCTACACGAGCAGTAAACTTAAGAAAGTTAGAAGCCTGTTCGGCAGCTTCTTGCTCAATCTTCCTGTCAAGCTTTGCAGAAAGATACTGAAAATCAGCATCGAAAGCATCGATTGACTCAAAGCGATAATCAGCACTTGGACGAGTGCCGTACACGTCCTTATACAAATCCGAGAAGATGCAACCATCTTTCGATTTAGTTACAGCATTGATATCACGAAGAGTAAGCATGTCAGTATTTCCTTTCATCATCATATACCCAGGATACAATGTTTTGACAATAATGTACACAAAAAAACGCACTCAGAATCATCCAAGCGCGTTTTAGTTTCGATTTAAATCAATGACTTATTTTTTGCGACCGATATTATATTTCGTCACAAGATTCCATTCATCTTTTTCCTTGAATGGAAGGATTTTAATTTGATTTAGAGGTGTCTGAGGTTCTAAGATCTTATCAGCATCAACGACTGCAATGAGTCCCCAATCTGAGAGTAACTTAGTAATGGTGTTTCTACGCCCTTTATCTTCTGTAGAAAAGTCTGACGGCTTGCCATCGAGCGCAAACAATTCTTTAAAGTGTACGATGTAATATTTGCCCTGCTTGTGCAGAATATGACAAGACTGGTAAAGTGTCTTATCTTTGCGTGAAGCGACTCCAATACGAGTCAATGTTTCTCTGACTTTCAGGAAATCATCTTCTTCGCCCAGTCTCACCTCAACTAAACTTTCTATAATGCTCATGTTTCACCCTTCTGAAGCTTTTTCTTTATTATTTTTATATGTTCAGAGGAGAGGATTTCTAACGCCGCTTTTGCTGCACTTCGATTATAGCCAAAGTATTCTGCCACCGCTTCGAGATCATCATCCTTTTCTTTTTTCACCCACTTTGCAAAGCGCTTGCTAGGTCGTATGATATTTATCAAAAAAGAATATTGCAGTTTGTTGTCGAGGTGGTGGTTACAATTCATCATGTTGGCGGCATGAATGGTATCAGGGAAATAAGACAGAGATCTGTTAGTTAGCCATGCACTATAACTCTTTTCAGCGAGAGCATCATTCTCTGTCCCTTTCATCATATTCTTCTTGGTCGAATTGATCGAGTTCACGAAGTCGAACGGTTTCATCTGGTCGGCCTTTCATTATCACTTCAGCAGACTTATCAAAGAAGTCTGCACATTTATCACATATCTCGAGAGAAACCACGCCATCGTCAGTATTCACTCGTACTTCATGGAATGGTACGCTCTTGAGATACTTTTCTTCACATACGGAGCATGTTTTATTTCGATTAAACCAGATCACAGAAACTCACAGTCGGCCATAATCTCGGTTAAGCAGGCTACGAGGTTGATTTCAGGATCTGCAGCGAATGCATTCTGATACTGATATTTCGACAGGTGCAAGACCAACTGCGGAACACTTCCTTTGCTAATATGATCTTCGGCTTTGTCAAAGAACAGACGAAAGAATTCTGTTGGTTCGATATCAGACTCTGCGATCCACTTACGAACGGCAGTGAAGTTCTTATCCTTCATGTAGCCCACGAGTTTAGCAAGAGCGCTATCAGTAAAGTTGCGAAGAATTCCAGTGTCAATAGCACCAGTCGCACTATAACGCTGAAGCTCGTTAATCACACGACGCCAATCAGGAAAATGCGACTTGATCACTTCGGCAACGACTGCCTTTTCGTATGTTACCGATTCGGCATCAAGAATACCACACACACGTTGCATAAATTGTTTTGCAAGATCTGGTAGTTGTGTCTTTGGAATCTTAAACTTGACGACAGAACAACGAGAATGAAGTGGCTCGATGATACGATCAACAAAATTACAAGTAAGAATGAAACCACAGTTTGCACTGAATTCTTCCATGAAGTTACGAAGTGCTGGCTGAGTGGACTGAGGATTGAGATAGTCGGCTTCGTCGAGGATAACCATCTTTCTGCCACCCATCAAAGACACAGAGCTAGCAAATTGAGAGATGTCGTTACGAAGCATGTCGATGTTACCATTCATCGAACCGTTGATAACGATGTAGTCACATCCAAGCTCTTCACACATGGCTTTTGCCACAGTCGTCTTACCAACGCCTGCGGTACCAGAGAGAATGAGATTTGGAATGTTTTTCTGATCGACGAACTGTTGAAATGTCTTCTTCAGTTCGGCTGGAAGAATGGTGTCAGCAACCG